GCCACGAGGTCGGAACGAAAGGAGAGCCCAACCCATGGCTATGACGAAAAAGAAATTCGCGGGCGCTCACATCCCAGCATCTCAGCGCAAGGCTCTCAAAAAGCTCGCGAAGTCCAAAGGCTATCGCTCTGTCGCTGACATGATCCGCGCCATTTACGACGCGGCACTCGCCGAGTCATCCCCGCCCGTCTCCCCATAATTCCGCCTTCTGTCTGTTCTACAGATACCAGTACACACCACCACATAATACCGCTATGACAAAATCTAAATCAGCGCTTGAGCCCGCGCCTGCCAAGGTCCTTGTGCTCCGCACCTGCAATGCAAATCTACTCTCACGGGGTGGAAAATTTCAATGGTCTCCAGTCGGCGAGACCACCACCGCTCCCGATTGGAGAGCGAATGCCGAATGTGGCAATGGCCTTCATGGATGGCTCTGGGGATCTGGCGACTGGGATCTTAAAGAGAAGGGCAAAGACATCACCTGGCTGGTTGTCGAAGTCGATGCAGAGAAGGTTGTGAATCTTGGCGGTAAAGTAAAGTTCCCCAGCGGCAAAACGCTCGCGGTGGAAAAATCGTGGGCTGCAGCAATGGCCTTTATTCGCGGCTACGCCAGTTATCCCGCTGCGGAATCGAATGCGACCGGCGACTCCGGCCACGCCTCAGCGACCGGCGACTCCGGCCACGCCTCAGCGACCGGCAACTACGGCCACGCCTCAGCGACCGGCTACTCCGGCCACGCCTCAGCGACCGGCAACTACGGCCACGCCTCAGCGACCGGCAACTACGGCCACGCCTCAGCGACCGGCAACTACGGCCACGCCTCAGCGACCGGCTACTCCGGCCACGCCTCAGCGACCGGCTACTCCGGCCACGCCTCAGCGACCGGCAACTACGGCCACGCCTCAGCGACCGGCGACTACGGCTGGGCGATTACGGGATACGATGGCAGAGCGAAAGCTGGCAAAGATGGCTGCATCACGATGGCCTACCATGACGGCAAACGCATGAGGATCGCCGTCGGTTACGTCGGTGAAGGACTGAAAGAGGGCATCACCTACACAGTCAATTCCAAGGGTGATTTCGTGGAAGTCGCAGCATAACCCTAAACCCATTTGTCTAAATACCATATACTACCATGAATACAAACACTCAATTATTCACTCCTCCCCAACCGAATTCATCGGCGCTCGTTCAGATCGAAAGTAGCCGCGCTGTTCAAGAGGTGCAGGCCGCGCTTGTCATCGCGAAAAAGTTCCCGCGTGATCAAGTGGCCGCAATGGACCGCATCAAAAATGCGTGCTCCCGCCCGACCCTTGCCAACGTGGCCGTCTATCAGTATGCTCGTGGAGGGACTGACATCACTGGGCCATCCATTCGCCTCGCCGAAGCTATCGCCCAGCAGTGGGGCAATCTGACATTTGGCTTCACCGAACTGGAGCAATCTGGCGGCGCGTCCACCTGCGAGGCTTTCTGCTGGGATCTGGAAACGAACACGAAACGCAGTGTGACGTTTCAGGTCCCTCACATGCGATACACGAAAAAGGATGGCAACAAGCCGCTGTCCGACCCTCGCGACATCTACGAACTCGTCGCCAACAATGCCAGCCGCCGAGTTCGTGCATGCATCCTTGCCACCATCCCTGGCGACGTGGTAGAAGCCGCGCTCGATCAGTGCGACGAAACCATGCGCGCCGATGCGGACGCGTCCCCAGAAGCTCAAAAGAAGATCCTTGCCACGTTCGAGAAATACGGCGTCACAAAGGAGCAGATTGAGAAGCGCATTCAGCGCCGCCTCGATGCCATCCAACCTGCGCAAGTCGTGTCTCTCCGCAAGATCGCTGCCAGCCTCAAGGATGGTATGAGCAAGGCGGATGAGTGGTTTGAGGTTGAGGTTCCAAACGCTGAAGCTTCTCAACTTTTGAAGAAGGCTCCAGTCAAGAAAGAAGCCCCTCCGCTTGTCCTAGATGGCTCCGCACCATCACCTCGCGAAACCTTCCTCGCGAAGGTTCAGGCACTCAACGTGCCGTGGGAAAAGGTCGGCGAGGTGCTGTTTCAGAACGGCGTCTTGAACGATCCACGGGCAACTGCTGCAGACTGTGAGGACGGCGAGATTTCTTTCGCCCTGGCCTCTTGGGACAAACTTAGCCAGATCGTGAAAGGAGGGTCTTCCAAGTGATCGCTGAGATTCAAATCGTCCTGAACAAGGCCCTGCTTCGTGCTCTGTGCGCCCTCGTGAGCACCGATGAAACACGACATATCATAAATGGGCTCTACTTCGAAACCATCGGAACCCGTCTCGTCTGCGTCGCCACCAATGGCCGCATGTTGACTGTAGTGGACGTGAGCCACATCCAGAACATTCTCCCCCCCGATGGGCTGAGCGTTATTGTGCCAAAGCCCAGGCTTCTACCTGAGAAGTTGGAAGAAGTGGAGGATGAATACGGTAATGACTGTATCGCTGGCGAAGAGTCCGAGCTCCGCATGATCCTGCGGATTCGTGGCGATCAGGTCTTCTGGCAAGACTATGACGGTCTGGAAATCACTGCTCCGCTGATCGAGGGTAAATTCCCTGACTGGCGGAAAGTGTTGGAAATAACTCGGGATGCGACTGGCGAGCCTGTTGTGCCTGCAAATTTGAACCCTTCATACTTTGCACATGCCACTGCGGTTGTTGAGGCTTGGCTGATTTCCCGCTCCAACAATAGCGGCGTCAGCTTGTTTCCCGCTCGTGGTGACGTTCTCACCAATGGCTGTCCTCATGTGTTCCGGCCTTCGACACCAGACTTGCGTGATGGGGTCATTGTTTTGCTCATGCCAATGCGAGCAAAGGATGGCATCGAGAAACAGTTCAACGATATCGTCCCATCTTGGATGGTTGAAAAGAAAGGTGGTGAGTCATGATCACCGCAGAACTCGACAAGATCATTGAAGAAGCTCCTGCCAAAATTCAAGAGCTGCTCGGTGAGCTTCATGCGAACATCCTTCAAGCTGCTGGCGTTGCTCTCGCTGAATCACAAGAAAGCGAGACCGGCAAGGCTACTCTCTCTGTGAGTATGTCGCTCAAGATCAATCTGGCCTGTTCGCCAGTTGCTTGGAATGTTGAGGCGGCGGTCGCCGTGCGCCACAAGGTCGCGAGCGAAAGTGAAGTGGCAGACACCTCGCCGGAGCTGGCCCCTGACATGGGCAAAGGAAGGAGGTCGAAATGATCGCGCCCTTTGATGAACGCCGAGGTGTTCCCTCCGCATCCGGCATGATTCGCGTGGTCAACTGCCCCGCTTCCCACCAAATGGAAAGAGCGGCGGAAGAGATCGCTCCCGAAAAGCTCGACGACAAAGACGCGGCGGCTGGCAATGTGGTGCATGCCATCCTGAGCGACGACGCAGACGCGGAAGAGGTGACGTATTCAGCCGAGGCAACGGCGGAAATGTGCGAATCTCAGGTGGATAACCTGTTGGCAGACTGGCTCGACCCAAATGGACCTGAAGTGGCGCGATTGGATGAAGTCCGCTACGGCCTGACCATCTTCGGCACCGTCTTGGAAGTCAGGCCTGACAGCAAAGCGGAGTTCGTTTTCACCGGCAAATTCGACCGCCTTTACATCCAAGGTGAACGCGGACTGATGCCTGATTTCAAAGCTCTGAATGGCGACCATGCCGCCGCCATCGAGAACCCGCAGCTTGCCAGCAATGGCGTTCTGGTATCGGCAAAGCACAAGCTGAAGTCTATTCGCGTTGCCATTGTCCAGCCGCGCAAAGGTCGGCCCACGGTGGCAGATTACGACGAGTTGACGCTGGCAACCGCTCGCGAGTGGCTGGAAGCTGCGCTGCTTCGGTCTGCACAGGCGACACCGGATGACCGCCACGCTGGCCACTGGTGCCACCATTGCAAGGCTCGTCTTCGGTGCGAAATATTCATCAACTCAGCGCACCGTGTCGCGGAGCCGTTGAACGCCATCACCATTGCGGGCGGCGATGGCACTTCACAGCGACACGCCTTGTTTGTCAGGGCTCTTGAGCAACCGGCATCAGTTCACGCTGCCATGGTGCGCGGCGCCCCGATGCTCAAGCGGCTCTATGAATCAATCATGGATGCGGCGAAGGTGCGGGCGGCAGATGACGTCGAGTTTCAGCAGTTCTACCGGCTCGAAACGAAACCGGGCAACCGTGAGATCACTGATGCTCAGGCGGCGTTCACCGCGCTCTCTGGCCTCGGCGTCACGCATGAGGATGTCCTGGCCGCGTGCAAGCTCCCCATCGGAGCAATGGAGGAAGCAGTTCGGCTGCGCTCAGGGATCAAGTCCCAGACACCAAAGCGCACCACCTACAATCTGACCACCGACGCCGCGAAAAAGGCCGTCGAAACTGCCCTCACATCCGCCGGCGCAATCGGTCGCAAGGCGGACAAGCAAGAACTCGTGGCCGTCACCATGTTGGAAGGGGGTGACGAGTGAACTTCGATGCCCTTCGGGAGAGTTACCTGGCCTTGCTGCGGTCGAAGATTCCACAGGCGGAAGTCGCCGGATTTACGCCATTCTCAGCTCCCCATGCCTCTCTCTTCCCGCATCAGGTCGATGTGGCGCTGTGGATGATCAAAGGTGGACGCCGCGCCGGGTTCCTGCAGTTCGGCCTCGGCAAGACGCGAATCCACCTTCAAGTCGGCTGGTGGGTAGCAGAAAAGACGGGCGGCAAGTACTTGATCATCTGCCCTCTCGGTGTGCGTCAGGAGTTCACACAGAATGACGGGCCAGCTATGGGCTACCCGGTATACTTCGTGAGGACCTCAGAAGAGGTTCGGGCCATCAAGGGCCGGATCTTTGTCACGAACTACGAGAGCGTTCGGGATGGAAAGATTGACCTGTCGCTGTTCGCCGGTGCCGGGCTCGATGAGGCGAGCGTTCTACGTTCCTATGGCTCCAAGACGTATCAAGAATTCCTGCCGATGTTCAAGGCGGTCAAATACCGCTACGTCTTCACCGCGACCCCTTCGCCGAATCGATACAAGGAACTCATCCACTACGGCGCGTTCCTTGGCATCATGGACAGCGGCGAGGCTCTGACTCGGTTCTTCCAGCGGGACAGCGAAAAGGCTGGGAACCTGACGCTCTATCCTCACATGGAGGCTCAGTTCTGGGCATGGCTTCATTCCTGGGCGTGCTTTATGACGCGGCCCTCAGATCTGGGCTATTCGGATGAGGGCTACGACCTGCCTCCGATTCAGATTCACTGGCACCGGCTGGAGGTCGATCAACGAGCAGCATGGGCACAGGTGGACACTTGGGGGCAGGCTCAGCTATTGCGCGATGATGCGCAGGGCCTGCGAGAGTCGGCAGAGATTAAACGCGAGTCCATCGACATGCGCGTATCTGCCGCCGCTGACATCATGGATGCTGAGGTATCCACAAAGCATTGGCTGATCTGGCACGATCTCGAAAAGGAACGTGCGGCCATCGAAAAAGCCATTCCTGAGGCCAAGACGGTTTATGGCACTCAGGAACTCGACATCCGTGAAGATCTTATCATGGCCTTTAGCCGAGGTGAGTTTTCCATTCTTGCCACGAAGCCGATCATTGCAGGATCCGGCTGCAACTTCCAGAAGCATTGCGCTGATGCCATTTTTTTGGGCGTTGGCTACAAGTTCAACGACTTTATTCAGGCGATTCACCGCATCCACCGATTCCAACAAAAGGAGCAGGTCAACATCCACATCGTCCACCTCGACAGCGAAGACGCCATCGTCGCGGAACTCAAGGCCAAATGGAAGCGCCATGACGAGCTGATGCTCAAAATGCAGGCGCTGCTCAAACTTCACAAACTCACGTCCACAAACACCATGGAACTCTATCGAAATCTCAACGAGGGAACGGAGCGCGCAGAGGTTCAAGGCGAGCGCTTCCGGGTCATTCACAACGACGTCGTACTGGAACTGCTATCCGACAGCATTCCAGACAACTCAGTCGATCACATCTGCACTTCAATTCCGTTCGGGAACCAATACGAATACTCGCCGTCTTTCAATGACTTTGGTCACAACTCGGGGGACGCTGGATTCTTTGAGCAGATGGGCCACCTCTGCCCGCAGCTGCTCCGCGTGCTCAAACCTGGGCGCATTGCTGCCATTCACGTTAAGGACCGGATTCAGTTTGGCAACGTGACCGGCCATGCCAGCGCGACGGTGAACCCGTTCAGCGACAAGACCGTGAAAGCCTTCATGGATGCTGGCTTTGTGTTCATGGCTCGAATCACCATCGACACCGACGTTGTGCGCGAGAATGCGCAGACCTACCGGCTGGGATGGTCAGAGAACGCCAAGGATTCAACGAAGATGGGCGCGGGCATGCCTGAGTATGTCCTGATCTTCCGCAAGCTGCCATCGGATCTCTCGAACGCCTACGCTGACGAGCCGGTCACAAAGCCGAAAGAAGACTACACCCGGGCCGATTGGCAACTCGATGCTTCTGGCCTGTGGCGTTCGAACGGGAACAGACTACCAGATCCTGACATCATGGTTCACTGGTCCATGGAAGACATCAAGCGCTGGTGGATTGAGCACTCTCTCCAAGGTGGTTACTCGCACCCAGAGCACGCGACCCTGGCGAAGGCCCTCGAAGAGCGCGGCAAGTTGCCATCGAGCTTCATGCTGTTTCCGGCCGTGAGCCGTCACGCGGATATCTGGACCGACATCACCCGTATGCGGACATTGAACAGTGAGCAGTCTCGCCGCGCTCAAGAAAAGCACGTCTGCCCGCTTCAGCTCGACATCATCAAGCGGTTGATCACCCGCTACACGAACAAAGACGACCTCGTGTTTGATCCGTTCCTCGGCATCGGCAGCACGGCCTATCAGGCGCTTAAGATGGGACGCAGGGCTTTGGGAACTGAATTGAATCTAGGCTACTGGAAAGATGCCGTCGGATACTGTGAAGTAGCAGAGCGTGACATGACAGCGCCGACGTTGTTTGACCTCGCCGCATTCGAAACTCAACCGGGGGCACTGGCGGCATGACCTTCACCCAACAAGACATCGAACGTTTTATCCGACTCGTGGACGTCCTGGATTGCGGCTGCTGGTATTGGCTTGGGGCCAGATCCCGAGGAAAGGGAAACCGGAAGTATTACGGGACATTCAAAGTCAACGGGCAGGCTGTCAGAGCCCATCGTTTTTCCTCTGAAGCTCTCGGTGGAAAAACCTGTCCATCAGGATGCCATCGAGACCACACCTGCAATTTCTCCATGTGCGTGAATCCAGCGCATATCGAGGTGGTCACTCCTGCGGAAAACCAAAAAAGGAAAATGGCAAGGAAGGTTAAAAAGCCCGCATGACATCCCTCACCATCACCATTCCCCTGCCTCCGAAGGCGGTTAAGCCGAACTCCCGCAAAGGATGGCGGCGCAAAGCTGAAGGTACGCAGGTCTATCGAAAGCAGGCCTGGGCAGCTGCCTTTGTAGCGGTCAAACGCAAGCCGCCGATGTGGAAGAAGGCCCGCGTCAATGTCGCAGCCTACTTCAAGACCACAACCTTTCCAGATCCTGACAACCTCATTGCCTCGCTCAAAGCCGCCTTCGATGGCGTAGCTGACGCCGGCGTAATCCAGAACGACCGCGACCTCTGGCCAGAGCGTCCGCAGATGTTCAAGGATGCATCAAACCCTCGAATCGAACTCACTATCACCGAAGAAACATGAATAAAATTGCTGTCTCCATTGATCTACTCGGCCTTCAAGGCGCGCAAAAAGTCACCACGGGAGGGCGTGAATGCGTCCTCATTGACCTCACAAAGTGCAGGGCCAAGCCACATCAGAACGGAAAGGTTTATCTGAACCTGGACGTGATCGAAAATAAGGATGGCGCGAACCAATGGGGGAAAACCCATTTCGTCTGCGAGGCTTCAACCAAGGAAGAGCGCGCAAGCAGGGTGAATCTTCCCATTATCGGCAACGGCACCCAGTGGGGAGACTTGGCCGAGGTGAAAAAGCAGGCTGCAGCACCTCCGCCGCGGCGACACACCCCGGCCCCGCCGGTTCGACGGCCACCACCCCAAGATGACGACTTCGGCGATACTGCATCCGGCCCGATCAGCGAAGGCATGGAAGATGATGACATTCCCTTTTGAGCCATGACCATCAAAGACGCACCTGCATTTGATTTCTATCCCGAGCGGTGGACTCACGGCACCCGCCACATGACGAAAGTGGAGCGGTGCGACTACCTGGACCTTCTCTGCCACCAGTGGACAGACGATGGTCTGCCGGCGGATGTGGAAACATTGGCCCGCTTGCTGGGCTACCGCAAAGGGTCGCAGGTGCCAGCGATCGTGCTCGAAAAGTTTCCTGTTGCAGATGACGGCAAACGTCGAAACGCCCTGCTTGAAAAGCTGCGCGCTGAGCAGCGCGAACGCATCCGCAAGGCCAAAGAGAAGTCCAGCAAAATGCACGCCTCCCGCTACGGCAAGCAGTGCTTAGACCCTGCTGTAAGCACTGCTACAAGCAGCTCACAAGCACTGCTTAAGACCTGCCCACCTCCCACCTCCCACCACAGTAAGAGAGAGAGCAGCGCGGGCGCGTGGCCGACCCTCGACGAGGTCAAGGCCTACGCTCCAACCGTGATGGCCCCTCCCGAGTGCGCAGAACGCTACTGGAACGAGTGTGAAGCCTCGGGCTGGATGAACCGCCACGGCCAGCCAATCGCCGACTGGAAGCCGCTCTTCCGCAACTATGCCACCAGCTGGAAAGCCAATGATTCCCAACGCAAAACACATGCAAACACCCGCCCGACTCCTCAACGCAGCGACACAGCCAATAAACCCGGCCGCTACGCCTGAGATCTACCCGCACGTTGCGAGCTGGCTGTGGAGATACAAGGTTTACCACCCTGCCCTCGCGCCAGTTTTGCCGGCGGTTCAAGCATTCTGCTCCGCCGTGATTGCCAACGAGCCTCCGAAGCGCTGGCTCTCGCTTCTAGGCCCATCGGGAGTCGGCAAGACCCACATCCTGAAGCAGGCCCTCCAATGCCTCAAAGCCTCGCCCTGGCGCATCAAGACGCCCACCGGCCAGCGAGGCCCGCAGATCGCCCACATCGTGCCAGCAACCGACCTGCAGGACTTCGCCGCGCCCCGTGACTACGCGAAGTATGACCTGATTTATGTCGAGGACGTGGGCAGTGGCGCCGATCAAACCAAAGGCGCTGGAGCCGTTCTGCGGTCGCGGATCGCTGAACTACTACAGCTGCGCTCAAATCGCTGGACGATGCTCGATGCGAACCTCTACCGCCGCGAGATCGAACAACAAATCGACGGCCGCATCGCCTCACGCCTCAAACGCGACGGCAGCTGGATGGTCGAAATTCCACAGGAGGTTCCGGACTTCTGGTGATGAAAACCGAACAAATCAGCGAAGGCGAGAGGCAGATCGTGAAATCGTGGCTCGAAAGAGGTCAGCAGCGAGGTAGGCCATCTTGCCCCTGTGGAGTCGTGAGCAACAGCCACCATATTCGCAGGCACCGGGAGGGATGCCAGATGTGGCGTGCCTATTGCCAACTCGTGAGAGAAAGCGATGGAGCCAAGGGGGATGGTAAGGGGGAATTTCTGAAAAATCCAATACTCAAAGGTTCTAGTTCCTAGACTTTGCATGCCGAATCGTTATTGTCCTCCATGCTCTCAGGCCCACACCAGAAGTTCTGCGAAGGCATCGTTTTCGGCCTCAATCAAACCGAAGCCTACCTCGAAGCCTACCCCAACAGCAGCGCCGAAGCTGCCCGTCGATCTGCCTCCGATCTCCTGACAAAGCCTGACATTCAGGCTGAAATCTCAAGAATGAGAAAAGCCGCCGAGGACAAGGCAGGTTCAGCCGTGATGACTCTCGCGGAGAAGCGCATGTTTCTTGCCCGTGTTGTTCGGACGCCCGTCGGTGAAGTCGATCCTACATCGGACCTTTGCCAAGAATACCACCGCACGCGGCAGATGGTGGGTCGTGGCGAGGATGCTGAAGAATGGGAGACGGAAAAGATCAAGACGGCATCCAAACTCGAAGCCATCAAGATTGACAACGACCTCAGCGGCGACGGCGCAGAGGCTGAGGGCAACAAGGCACTCGGCGGCCTGGCTGCGCTGATTCTACGCTTGCGCAAATGAGCGAGGACGACCTAGCACTACTCGAATCGAAGCTGTCAGATCCCATCTGGCGACTCACGAGCGGCGAGATTTACAAGATCAAGACAGCGGATGGCAGGGGCATCATTCCGTTTATTCCGCGCCCTGAGCAGGTCGAATTGCTGCGCGAGCTGGTCGATGCGGTCGAGGCTGTGAAAGCGAAGAGCGACGGCTGGGAGAAGCAGACGAAGAAGGCCAAGCTCAAGGCCCGGCGGCTCGGCTTCTCCACCACGATTGGGGTTTTCGTGGCCGACTGTCTCGGCTTCCGTGCCAACTTCACCGCCACGCTGATTGATCAAATCGCCGACGATGCAAAGAAGAAGATGAACGACATCGTCAAGGTGGCGCTTGGTGCTTTGCGCGAGTGCTGGCCGCTCAAGGTCCTGAAGGAGAATGACAGCGAGTTGACGGTGAACATCGACATTGGCGAGGAGGCTGGCGAAGACGGCAAGAGCACGTTCTATGCTGGCACCCGCGCGCGTGGTGGTTCGAATGACTTTCTGTGGTGCTCTGAGCTGGGCGTCATCCAATTTGATGACCCGGGCCGTGCTGATGAAATCGTGTCCGGTGCGTTCCCTTCTGCGCGTCACGGTGTGACTGTTGTCGAAACCACCTGGAAGGGTGGACGTGGAGGCAAACTTTATGACGTCATCAAGCCATCCATCGAAGGTGTAGCGGCTGACTGGGATGTGTCGTTCTCGCCGTGGTGGATTGATCCGCGCAACGTCAATGAGCATGCGGAGCACGATGCAGAGTCACGAGCCTACTTCGGGCGCATTGAAGAGCGTCTGGAACGCGAGGGAATCACCCTGAGCGATGCGCAGATGCGCTGGTATGCCGCAGAGCGACGTACGCAGGGAATCTTCATGAAGCGCGAGAATCCCACGTTTCTCGATGAGTGCTGGGAAGCTCCGATTGAGGGTGCCATCTACGCCGAGGCGCTGACGCGTGCCGAAACCGAGGGTCGAATCCTCCCACGTCTGCCGGTCGCTGACTGCGTGGTGGACGTGTTCATGGATCTCGGTGCACCGCAGAACTCGCCTGCATGGTTCTGCCGGCGGGTCGGGCGTGAGATTCAGGTCATCGATCACGACGTGGGCAAGCTTGGCGAGACCATTGCCACCCGCTACGGTCGCTGGCTGCGCAAGGGACACAATCTCGGCACGGTGTTTCTGCCGCACGATGCGGCGCAGACTGAACGTACGGGACGGACGATCATCTCTGACCTGAAGGATGCCGGGGTGACAGCGTTCAAGGTCGTCCCTGTGACGCACGACATCTGGACAGGAATCAATGCACTGCTCGGCCTATTTCCATCGCTGGTATTCTTGGGGCCGCAGACTGAGGGTGGACGCTCTGCACTCTCTGCCTACCGGACGAAGGAGGTCAAGGCTGGCGGCATCGTGAGCAACGAGCCGGTGCACGATTGGGCCTCTCATCATGCCGATGCCCTGCGCACCCTGGCTGAAGCCGTCACGCACGGCATGTGGAAGGTATCCATGCAGGTGAAGGATCTGGACGACTGGGACAAGCAGCGACGCAAGCCACAAGCCAAGCGGGCCGTCATGCGAGTGGGCGGCTAAAATTCCTGTTGACGGTTCTAGTTCCTAGATTCAGTATCACTCTGTTGTGATTCGCGGCACGTGAAAGCGTCAACCCGCAAGCCACAACAAGCCGGAGCCGAAGCACCGCATACGCGGACAACCGGAGGCGAACGGGTTTCAGAAACCTTTTTCATCTCCTATCACCATGACTCCTTCGGAGCTTCAAGCCTATTCCCAACAGTTCGCCACGGACTGGTATCATCTCTCCCAGCAGCGCAAGTGCCTGTTTGAGCCCTACGTTCTGCGCGAATCCTTCACCGGTGAATCTGAGCGCTTCCAGCGCATCGGTTCGCAGGAATTCACCAAGCGCACCGGACGGCGCGAAAAGACCAAGATCAAGGAAGCCCCGCTGTCCTTCCGTCACATCACCAACGAGGACTACACCCTCGCCAACGTGCTCGACAAGATCGACAAGCGCAAGATGGGGGCTTCTGGAACCGGCCTGCCTCAGGCCTACATCGAATCTCACGCCAACGGCTACAACCGTCTGTGCGACCGGGTCATTCTCAACTCGGCTCTCGGCATCGCCTACGACGGCGAGAAGCTCGCGGGCGCCACGCCAACCAATCTCGCCAGCGCCAACATCGTTGCTGAAGATTACGGCCTGCAAGCCGCTGGTGGCCTGACTTACGCGAAGATCGTTCGCGCTCTTCTGTTGCTCCAGCAGAACAGCCACCTTTCCCCTGACGCCAAGCGCGTCGTGCTGGGCTGCACTCCGCTCGATCTGGAAAGCGTATACAACTCGGTGGCCGCGACGGAAATCAATCTCCGCGCTCGCATCCTCGATGTGATCGAAGATCGTTCCGACATGCTGGGTGGATTCAAGATCGTGAAAACCACGATCTATGATACCACGATGCCCGGCAGTGACTCCGACACCCGTCGACTCGCGGCCTGGATGTATGGAGCCGTTCGCTTCAACGAAGGTGGCCGTGACTCCCGCATGGACGAACTGAGCCAGCAAAACTACGACCTGCAGGTCTATTCGTCCGGCTACCTCGGTGGCAGCCGCATGGAAGAGGCCCTCGTGGTCGGCATTGACTGCCACTTCACCGCCTAATCTCAACCACTGACCTCTGACATCCCATGGCTACTCTTACTGGCTCTCCTACCTACGTGGCGCAGAACTCTGTGCCTGTCCGCCTCCCTGACGGCTTCGGCCTCAATCGGGAGGTGAGACGCTGCAAGGTCGACCTCACACTCGACATCAACACTGCTGCGGCAAATGACACCGCGCCTCTGGTCATCCTCCCCCAGGGTGGCAACTTCAAACTGATTCCACACCTCAGCCGCGTCTCTTGGCAGGGCGCTGCAACAACCCTCACGGTGTCGATCATCGACAGCGCGGGCAATGTGCTCATGGCTGCGGTGGACGCTCTCACGGCTGGTGGCATCAACTTCAGCGGTGAAGATTTGGAAGTGGCTGTTCCGGCAGACGGCATCATCCGCGCAAAGCTGGCAACAGAAGCCGCTTCCGCCATCGGTGACGTCGGTCAGTTCTTCCTCGCGTTCGTTCAGGAATAACTCGTTTTGCGGTTGGTTAATCAGGGGCGGCTTCGCGTGGTGGCGAGCCGCCCCATTTCATAGAAGCACATGACGCCCGTCGAAATCTGCAACATCGCGCTT